CTTGAATAAAAACCAGTAGCAGGTGTGCCTGTAAAAGCCAACCCTGTGCCTGTCCAAGTAGAAGTAAAAGCAATTTTAGGTACGCCTAAATAGTCATCAGCAAACACAACCCATTCTGTGCCATTCCAATACTTCATTTGATCTGGTGTATTGTCAAAAATAATATCCCCTGTGCGCGGGTATGTAGGTTCCGTTGATACATCAGGCGCAGTAAAACGGGTGGCAGTTTCAATCTTACGCAAACGGTTATCAAGGTCTTGAAAAATTCTGCGCAAATCATCTGGTTGATTAATGTAAGCCATTACGCTTCACCTGATCCCTGGGTAAGTGTGAGAGTAGCGCGTTCAGGGCCATCTTCTCCTGGTTGTACTGAAATGCCTACAATGCGATAAACAGCATCTAAAGTGTTAGGGAAACGGTTATCCTGTATAAGAATTCTTGCGTCATCACCAACTTCATAAGAGCCATATTCAGGCGCAACATAAGGTGGCACTACTACTTTAAGAGTTGTTGGGGGATATGAAACAGCGTTTGATTGCGCAATGGCTAAATTTGCAAGCACATCACCATCAGTTACATCTGAGTAATTTGCCTGATCTTCTAACAGCGCCCAACCAGCAACTAATTTAGTCATGTCCTGCGCTGTGGATATTAATTTGCCTTCATTAGATCCAGCGCCCAATGCGTAAATAGTATTAGCGGCAATAGATCCATCTTCAGGATATTCATATTCAATAATGTTGCCAGCAGGAAATTGAAACATGACTGCACTAGGGTTTGTTTCGCTGTAAGGAGTTCCACTACGCGGAAAGTAAGTGTTAAAAGTTTTAGTTGGTAGCCCCGTAATGTTGTCATATTCAACATCAATGTGAAAATCAAAACCGTCTTGTTGCCGTGATAGATCCTGAATAGCGTTAAACACTGTCTTTAATTCATAATTGTAATAAACGCGATCTACCAACACGCCAGAAACGGTTTGTCCTTCTGAGTTGTAATCTATTCCAATGTCACCATACGGCGCGGCCTGTGCATCTTCAATAAGAGTCTTAGCAATTACCAACTGATCTACGCCAGCAAAATCAACTGTCTGCGTAATTCTTCTACGCTCAAAATAAGAAATCCATTCACGGGCGTTAAATGTTAATTTCTGTTCTGTGCTGTTGTATGTGCGCCCCCATATAACGCCGCCCCATACCAAGATGCCATTGCGATCTACATAAACCCCGCAATATCCAGGGATAGTAGAAGCATCAACATTGAACTGAGCGGCATTAATTCCTGACAAAAGGAGATGCCCGCTAAAGGTTCCAGCCTGGTTAAGTTGTTGCGTAAAAGCAACACCCGTCAGGGGGAGTTCCGCAATTATCGTGTTAGTAGCAAGATCTACAAACAGATAACGGTAGGTTGTTACAGCCATGCCGTTATGCTACTCAGTTATAGCGGCTATTTCTTCGCCTGTTAAACCAAGTGCCTGTAATTTAGCCTGTGCCGCTAATTTAGCGTCAGCCTTTGCTTCTTCTTCTGCCTTGCGGATTGCTTCTGCTTCAGCATGAGCCGCCGCGTCTTGATCCCGTTGTGCAATTTCATCAGCAGTTAGCGGGATATATTCCTGTGTGCCTTTTGCAAGATCCACCACAAGTTTCATAGGAGTTTCATTAGTCATTTACGATAGCCTGCCAATCTGTTAGTTCTTCATTCCACATATACATTACGCCATCATTAGGGTAAGCCTTTGGCGCTTCCCATTGGCAAGTGTCTTCATTAAGAGTCCATGAAGCATAAGGTTGTTTAGCAATAAACGCATCACGGCTATTGTCATAAATCATGCCAATTCCTGCGTAATTTTTTCTTATACGGGCGTTGTAACTGGTCTGTATCCATGTGCCACCAAGTTCAAGATCATCAGCAAGGAATTCTTGCCCACGGTGTTCTTGTGCATCAGGAACTACAAGTACGCGTACAACTACGCCATCTTCATTTATTTCTGCAAAATGCGCCATAACTTATTTCTCCTTATGCCATAGTGTAACGGACAATAACAATACCTGAACCACCTGTTGCGCCTGTGTTGGCATAACCACCACCGCCACCGCCGCCAGTATTGACTGTTCCTGCCGTTGGTGAAACTGGCCCTATCCCTCTACCACCAGCACCGCCGCCAAATGAAGCAGTACCAGCAGTGTTGTAACCAGCACCACCACCGCCGCCTGCGTAATTAACACTAGAACCACTATATGAATTTGCAGTACCCACTCCACCTGTGCCGCCTGTTGCGGTACTGCTATTGAAAGCACCAGTAAAAGGCCCACCTACACCACCAGCGCCACCGCCACCAGCGCCGCCTGCACCTGAACCTGTTGTGTCACCAATACCACCATTGTTTCCCTGTGAAGGTGATGTGCTTGGTGTATTTCCTGCTCCTGCCGTACCACCGCCGCCTGACCATGAACCACCACCGCCGCCTGAACCACCAGCATCACCAGCAGTATTTGTTATTGATGCCGCTCCATAATCACCACCGCCACCGCCGCCTGCGGAAGTAATAGTATGCAAAATAGAATTAGAACCGCTAGTGGTAGAACTTCCACCAGCGCCAACTGTTACTGAATAAGACGCAGATGGCAATGAAAAACCAGTTGCAGTTCTAAATCCACCAGCACCGCCACCACCAAATGTTCCACCACCGCCGCCGCCTGCGGCTACCAATACATCACAATTTAGCGATTGACTAGGCGTGAATACACCTGATGAAAGAAATGTGTGAATCCAATAAGTACCATCATTAGTAATAATATCTCCACCAGTAGCCTTTGGAAGAATAGTAGGTGTAGTTCCAAATGCGGCTATGCCGTAAATTGCAAATGAAGATCCTGCTAAAAATGTTCCTGAGTCAGTGCTTCCACCTTGTTTAATAGTAAAAGTAGTTATTGCACTTGTTGTTGCAGTTATGTAAGCCTGCATACCAAGAACGCCTGATGATGCGGCACTACCCGTTACACCATCAACTGAAACGCTTTTTGCAACGCCAGCAACAGAATAATTAGGAATATACATCTCACAATTAGCAAAAGTGTTAGCGGTGACAGTTGGGTATGATTGAGATGAAATTGGCTGAATTACTGATTGAGAAAAACTTGCTACGGTAGAACCTGAAGTTTCTGCGTATAAAAGTCTGCCTGATCCAACGCCACCATTAAAAGTAATGTAATTGTAAGAAGTATTATCAGTGCCTCTAGCCGACCACACAACTTTTAGATCTGTATAACCAGTTTGCGGAATGTTAGAAAAAGTTACAGACGCAACAGAAACGCTTGTAGTAATTTCACCAATAAGAACATAGTTTACGGGCATGATCTATCTCCTTATGCCTTTAGGTATCTAACAATAACAATTCCTGAACCGCCAGCCGCCGCAACATATTCTGTGGAATTAAGATTTCCACCACCACCGCCACCGCCGCCTGAATTTGCTGTTCCTGGTTGCCCACTTAATCCCGCAGAACACCCATTTCCACCACCACCAACGCCGCCAATAGCCGCAGTCATAGAACGCTTACCATCACGGCCACCGCCACCACCACCAGCAATAAAACCATTCACACCAAAACCAACTGCTGATGCCCAAGTTGCGTTGATTGCCGTTCCTGGGCCGCCGTTTCCAGCAGTACCCGTTGATCCGTTGTAAGTGTCTGCAATACCAATTCCAGCCGCGCCACCGCCACCTGAACCACTAAATGCAATAGTAGTGCCGCCAGCAAAACCTTCTACTGGTGAATAACTACCTGCATTACCAGCACCGCCTGTTGGTAAATTATTACCTGCACCACCGCCACCTGAACCACCTGATGCGGCGGGTGTTGTTAAACCTGTTCCCCTACCACCGCCAGTTGATGAAATAGTTGTTAAACCGCTTCCAGCAATAGATGAATTTGATCCGCTTGTTAATACTGCGCCGCCAGCGCCTACTGTTACGGTGCAAGCGGTAGCAGGAATTGTTTGTGCAGATAACAAACGATAGCCGCCAGCACCGCCACCACCGCCAGTTCCATCAGTATTACCAGTTCCACCACCGCCCCCGCCTGCAACCATAAATAAATCAGCGCTTAAAGAAACTGAAGGTGTGAATACTCCTGTTGATGTAAATGTATGATAATAATAAGTTGAGTCAGATGTAATCATACCGCCAGTTGCTTTAGCGGTAGGGCCTGCGCCTTCTGCGGCAATTCCGTATAATGAAAATATAGAACCAATGTTAAAGTTATATCCTTGAAGTCCATATAATTTTACTGATGTTACTGCTTCGGGTGTTTTACGCCATAGGCTTGCAGTTGCAGAAGTTACTCTTGAAGCATTGTCAGAACGAGTTAAGATTGTTTTGAATGTAGTGGTGTTAGCATAATTCATTATGTTAATTTGAGTCATAAATCTTTCATTAGCACCAGCACCTAAAGACTCTAAAGCGGTAAAGGCTCGGTTTGAAGCCGCGCCTGATGTGGGGGAACTGCCATTACCGCGCAATTGTGTTTCTGAATAATTTGTAGATATATCTCCATTTAACTGCATAACAATATAATCTTCTGTGGCAAAAGAACCATTGACTACAATTTTTAGATCTGTGTAAGTTCCTGGAATACTTGAAAATGTAACTTCATTTGTAGCAGTTACTAGCGTTCTTGTATCTAGCGCAACATAAGTATTAGTAGCCATTATTTAACTCCATAAAGAGCAAAAGAACTGTTTGTTTGAAAAGGATATGTTGTTACGCTTAAAGTAATGCTTGTAATTGCTGAAGTATTTGCCCAAAAATGTGAAAATAAACCTACTGATCCTGCGCCATTTCTATCAACACCCCATAAAGTACGAGCAACTTTATTTTTTGATGTTTTTGAATACTCTAAAATGTCAATGATATTTCCTGCACCCGCAGTTTGACTTACAAGACCTGCTCCAGCACCGTAACCATTAACACCAGCGTTGGTAAATGTAAAACCTGAACCAGAACCATTGCCACCTATTTGGAAATCACGGTAATTTGCGCCAGTTGTATCACCGTTGTAAGCAATATACAAACTTTCTTGCCCCGTAGTTAAACACAAAGCGCGAATTTGCAAATGTTGATACCCCGTAGGAATACCTGTAAAAGTTACAGATGATGTTGCGGCAGATAATCTTACGGAAGCCAAAGAGTCATAAGATCCAACAGCGCCACCGCGCCCTTGTTGATTTGAAGAAGCAATAATTCCTAATACTGGAGTCATGCTATATCTCCAAACACATACCAAAGATCGGTTCCCGCTTTAAGACAGGTTGCCGCACTGTAACGCGCTCTTAGTTTAGGCGCGGCGGCTGATGCGCCAGTTGATTGAATAGTTGTTGTGCCACTTGTTACGGCTTGAATAGTTGTTTGTCCTGCTCCAATTTGTAGCACATTTATCTGTGTGCCGATTGGAAACGCAACAGAAGCGTTTGTTGGAATAGAAAAATTATTGGCAGAAGCGTTATCCATAGTTACTACTTGATTATTATTGGCAAGAACCGCCGTATAAGATGCGGTTTCTGCATCAAACGCTAAATTAATTTTTGGATCAGTAAATGTTTTATTAGTTAAAGTTTGAGCGGTAGAAAGATCCGCAGTAACAGAAGTGTCAATAGAAACTGTAACTGTGCCACTTGTGCCGCCACCAGAAATACCTGTGCCAGCAGTAACACCAGTAATATCACCATCAGTTGCTATGTAAGCAAGAGAGTTCCAAGCCGTAGATCCGTTGCCGCATTTAAGTTTGTTTGTGTCTGTTTCAAAGCCAAATTCACCAGATGAAAGCGTTGGATTTGCGGAAGTCCATTGCGCGGCAGTTCCGCGCCTTACTTGAATTTGCGTTACAACTGGCATTATGGAGTACCCCCGCTAAAAGTTTGTGTTGCAGTGTCGCTTACGCCGCCACCCTGGTATGGAGCAATACTATCAAACACACCCGCATCTATCTCTGTTACTGAAGCGGCTGTTCCAACTGTTACCCATGCAGTGCCGTTGTAAACCTGAAGCCCTAGCGTGGTGTTGTAATACAAATCGCCAGTGCGCAGTGTTGGCGTATCTATTGCCGTTGCGCTTGCTGGCGTATTAGTAGGTGTTAATGCTTGACGGCTCATTAGGAAATATCACCAACAACTAGCCATGTATTGCTTGCTGTGCAGATTGCCGTGGCTGTTGAATACTGAGCGCGTAATTTTGGAGTAGCCGCAGTTGCACCAGTTGATACAACGGTTACGCCTGCGCCACCTTGAAATGTAACTTGCCCTGCGCCCATTTGCGCAAAGTTAATTTGTTCGCCTGTTGCATAAAGACTAGGAGCGATTGTTACCGCTATTGCTGAAGCATTTGTAAGCGTAACTAATTTAGCAGAAGCGTCAGCCGCTATTGTTGTGTAAGTAGTACCTGTTTGCGCATTGAGAGTAAGAGTTGTTGCGGCCTTGTAATCAAGAGCCAAAGTTACTGCCCCGCTTGATCCACCACCGCTTAAACCTGTGCCTGCTGTAACAGAAGAAATGTCACCGCTTTCAGGGATATTTGTAGTGACAAGAACGCGGGTATCTGTAATGTTTGCAGTAGTAATAGAAGTAGCACCCGCGCCAACTGCTATGGTTGCAAGAGAAATTGAGTTAGCAGGAAGCGCTGGTGCAACAGGAGATCCTGCTGGAGTTCCCGCAACAACCTGAAGAACAGCGTTATTGATTGCGCCCGTGTAGTAAGCATCATTAACAGTTAAACAAACGCGGTCAATGCGTGGGTTAGTTGGATCTGCTGTTGTAACAGAAAGCACAACGGTTGCATCATTGTAACCAACATAAGTACCCATGTTGGCCTGTGTTGTACCTACGATTGCGGCCCAACCAGAAGTAACAAGAACAGAAAGACCAGGCGGGGTGTTTTGTGTGACGGCTAAAGAGTCGCTCTTGATGATACCCGTAGTAGCCCAAAGAGCCTGGGTTGTTAAACGGTCATTCTCAGCAGGGTGAGATCCATTCTGCAACCAACTGGGCGGTGTTCTGAGTGTCATCTATTCTCCTAAATGTAAGCGGATTGCCATTCAACGGTTGCCCCTGTTACGCCTGTAATGGTACTACCTGCGTTACCTGTTAGGTAGAAAAGGTTGTTTCCTGGTTGAGCAGAAAACCATTGACCTGTTGTAAGCAGATTGCGGGCAGGGTTGCCGTTTAATGTAATTAGTTTATTGTATAAATCAACAACAAGAGTGTCACTATCAGTTAGCGATACTTGAAAATTTAATTCAAGATCTTCTGTTTCATTTCCAAGAATCGGATTAATAATTGGCCCATTCAATGTAATTAATGGGTAGGTGTCAGTCCAACCATTATTAGTTACGGTTGTTGTAATTTCAGAAGAACCGCCACCATAAACAAGGTTGTAAATGCGGTTGTAAGTGCGGCCTGTTGGCGGGGTATATGCCAAAGATGCAGTCTGGGTGTTGCTGTCATAGTAACGGGGATCAGGGGCAAAAAAGGTAGCCTGAGCCAAAATGTATCCATAGGTGTAGTTAGGATCTACGGTAGCCGTCAGACCGCGTACACGGGCGTTTAAGACCTGTTCACCTTCAGCGTTAGACATAATGAAGTAAAGCGGGGTAGTGCCTTCAGATTGCGGTAGAAGCGCTCTTTGTAGGGTGTTGTAATTAGCCTGGGCTGATCCAGTTGAGTTACCTAAAACCTGAATAAGAATAGTTACCATGCGACCACTTAAAAAGTCACGGCCTGAAAACATACCGTCTGCATAACCACGGTTATCATCTTGATTACGGATACTAGGCAACGCTTCTAGCCCATCAATGCTCATAACTTGATAGGGAGAACCAACACCACCAAAGACTTGACCGTTAAATGAAAGAGAATAAGTGGCAATTACTTGTGGCATTATTTCACCTGCATGTATGGATTACCTGAACCATAGGTAAAGTTAGAAGTTGGCTTAGTAACTTTAGGAGCGTTGCCAAATATCGCTAAGTTGGCAGAACTTACGGTCACGGCTGTGCCGTATTTAATACCATTAGTGATAACAGAAGTAGTTGTATTTGGATCAGTCATGTTTACACCTGTAACATTGTTTGTAATGTGTGTGGTGTTTGAAATTGGCACTGGCCCAATAAACCCTTTATCTCCTGGTTGCAGTCTGGCAGTAATAGCAGGCGTAAATGTTGGAGCGTTTTGCATAGCCGCATAAGCCGCCTGTGATGCACCAAGAGCCGACATTGCCTTGGCAACTTCTTTCAACTTTAACTGAAGATCATCTAATTTCTTTTGTGTAGATTTGTTAATTTCATCAATAGCCTTTTCATAATCTTTTTGCGCTTCTGCTAAAGAGCGGCGTAAATCTTTTGTGGCTTCTTCAAGACTGTCATCATATCTTAATTTAGCATCTGCTAATGCTTCCTGAAGATCAGTCATAGCCGCCGCCATCTTTTCAGTACGGGTAGCCTGTGCTTCAGTTAGGGCTTCTGAAAAAGCAGAATTAGACTCAGCCAAAGACTTGTTTAGTTCTGTGTCCACTTCTGACAAAGATTGTTTTAGATCAATAGCAACCTGGCTGTAAGCGGTCATAAGTTCTTGCGTAGCCAACTTGCCGCCAGAGTTCATTGTGGCGGCAAGTTGATCCATGCCTGTTTCAGAAATTTTTTCTACCTGACCATAGAGATCTTGCAGTTCTTTAGTGGCTTCAGGAGAAGCGGCTTGCAAAGCGGCGGCAATCTTGTTGCCCGCTTCTGGCCCATTCTTAACTACTTCTTCAATAAATGTCTGGGAATAGCCCATGCCCGCTAACTTTGCGGCGTTAGCCTGGAGATCTTTAGCGCCTTGTAATTTGTTTTTAAGATCTTCCAGTAACTTATCTGTACCTTTTTTAGCGGCTGTGCTAAAAGCAGTAGTCCAACCAGCCGCAGTTTTGATTGAAAGACTAGATGTAAATGCAGTTAGATCAAAAGAGTCAGCAAGATTAAAACTTAACTTAGAAGCAAAAGCATCACGCAAACGGTCAATAGATGTTTGAATGATAGAGCGTTCTTTTTCAGATGCAGACTTAGTAAGTTCATTACGCTTTTTGGTAGCGGCTTCCTGTAAATTTGCAAGTTGCTTATCTCTGTTTTTTTCTAAATCAATTTTTTTCTTGCTGTATTCATTATCAATTTGTAAAAGAACTTCTGTGTTGCGTTTTCTTGCGCTGGCTTCTGCGCGCTCACGGTCTTGTTGCGCTTTTGCCATAATATCGTCATAACGCAATTTTGCAGAAGCAATTTTTTCATCACGCTGTTCAAGTTCTTTGGCTGAACTTTCTCTAGCGTCAGAGATCGCTTCATTCATATCCTTGTAAATATCTAGTACATCTTTTTTGTATTCTTTAAGTTTCTTTTTTTGTTCATCAGTCAAACCAGTGCCAGTGCCACCGCCGCCACCACCGCCACCACCACCTGTTGATCCTGCTCCTGGTTTTGTTTCACCAGTAAGGAAACCAGGTAGTTTAATTTTTTTGTTTCCTAATTTATCAGCAGTTGCTATTAAACCTAAAACCTTTTTTGAAGTTGTTTCTGCAAATTCTCCTACCTTGCCAATAGCGTTATTAATTCCATCTAATGCTGTTTGCGCACCAGGAACTTTCAATAGCGCTAGACCTTTTAGCAATAACCTCATAGGGCCGCTTACAACTTTAAGGATTACTTCAGCAAGTTCTCCAAATATGCGGATCACAAGCGCAACTTGAACTATGACACTTTTAGCAACAGTAATTACCATTTTTCTAAAAGTTTCTGAATTGTTCCATGCGTAAACAAAACCAGCCGCAACAAGCGCCAGCGCAGTAATAATCATTCCAATAGGGTTGGCTCTCATAGCCGCGTTAAGTGCCAACATAGAAGCGGCAAGACCGTTAGTAGAAGCAATAGACGCTAGTTGCGCACCTTTCATTAAGACTGTTGCTACCGCATAAAGTTGTTGAGTAACTTTAACTACTATCAAAATACCGTTGTAAACTTTGAGCGCAACATACGCCGCAGTCAATACAGTTACTAAAGTTAAAATTACTTCTTTATTATCCCCAATAAATTTGGCTAGTTTTCTTAGCGCAGGTATAAATGTGTCAGAAATAAAAACGCTTACTTTTTCTAAGGCTGGCAATAATGCCGCGCCTAGATCTTCTTTAAGGTTGCCCAATTCATTCATAGCAACTTGCATAGGGTTTGTATCACGCAATGAAGCGTTAAAGTCTTTGTAGGTAGAGTTAAGAACATTTACAATAGCGGCGGCGCGCTCGCTTTCAGTACCATTAGAAATAAGTTTCTTAGTCTGATCATCAAGCACAAAGCCAACCCTGGTAAGAGATCCAAAGTTACCATTGAGCGCTTGCGCCAACCCGTTTGTCATCTGTCGGAAATCATCAGATGTAGCGGCGGCTCCCTTTTCAGCAGTTACATAATCCAAAATGGCAGGTGTCAGCGTTTTGATTGTGTCACCTGTAAGATCAAATGTTGCCAACTGTGATTGGGCTACAACAATGTTGCTCTTGCTAACTACGCCAACTTTTTCTAGCGCGGCGGCTTGATCAAGCAGGTGATTTACATATTCATCTGTAGCCCCGCCTGTTGTTAAAAGCAACTGGCGCAATCTGTCTTGTGCCGCAGAAGCCGCGTTTGCTTCAGTTACAGAACTTCTAAGAAAATTAAGTACAGCCGTAGCACCAAAAGCAATACCTAAAGCGCCGCCAACACCTTTAATTTTGTCCATGAAACCAGTCATAGCCCTGCCAGATTGCTGAACAGTGTCATCTAGGTTTTTAAGAGAGTTTTGAGCCTGTACTAAACCTGCTTTGAGTTGCGTTACATCAGCAACTAATTGCACTAAAACTGGTGGGATAGTAGATGACATAACTTATCCCTTCAACATAGATGCAAAAGCCATTGTAAAGGTTCTTGATAATTTTCCACTGTTTTTTAATGACTCTACGGCAGGCGTTAAGTAAGGATATGAAACGCCGCTAGGCCAGTTGCCGCCACCAAGTTCTACTTGTCTTGAATACTCCATGCTTGCGCCAACTTCAGAAATGTATGTACCAAATCCAATGCGGGTTTGTGAGTAAATAGATCTCTTTAAGTTACCCGTAATTGTGTTAGGGCCAACAGTAGGGATACGCGGCGTTCCCTTTTTATGCGTAGGCCCATTAGCGTTCTTTTTTGCTAGGCGTTCTACTTCATAACCTGCCATGCTGATTGCAAACTTAGCGGCATAATCAATCTGTTCTTCCGTGGCTTCAATGCCTGCAAGAACTTGCGCTAGGTTAGGTATGTAAATAGCACCTGCCATTCTTAACCTGACCTATCTGCCCTAACCTGTTCAACGGTTGCGGCTATCGCTAATAACCAATCTGCTGTTTCTGCTGGCAAATTATCTACTTGATCTGGAGTCCAACCAAAACGGTCAGCCATCTGATAGTAATACCATTGCTCTGTTGGGTAATCAAACGCTTCATGCGGGTGATTACCTTCCAGAAGCCATTTTAGTCTTTGGAGTCCACGGAAAGCGCTTTTGGGTCTTGTGCGGTTTCCTCTGTTTCAGCCAGATTTGGGAACAAGAACTTCTGCGCATCTTTAGTTTCTTCAACTAGAAAGTCATAATCTTTCATTTCCAATTCATCAAGACTATCAATCTTGACGGCGGGAATGACTAGATCAAATGACCAATCTTCAATAAGCATTGCAATAAGCGCATCACCTAAAACAAGCGCCTTAGTGAGATCGCCGCCTTCAACTTCAGTGCTTTTCAAAACACGCTTGCGATCTTTAACGCGCAATAAAGAAGGATCTTTAAGAGTTACGGTTGCGCCTGAAGGTAGAGTAATTTTCTTTGACATTGTGTGCCTTTCCATTGGTTGCCTTCCAAGTATCATAACAAAAAAAGAACAGGTGAGCGGGAAGCGGGAAGGCAGTCGCTTCTACCGCTCACCTGTCCAGACTTTATGCGTAAGTGCCTGAAGCCTTAGCGTTCTGAAGCACCCACTTGATAGCAGAAAAGCCACCAGTTGAACCTGCGTCAGTTGTGTTGCCTTGACCATTGAGATCAATAGCAACAGTTACAAAGTCATCTCCACGCTCAATCACTGCGGCTGTGTATGCACCCTTAGTAATTGTTGCCTGGATCTGAACAGCCGCCGCACCTGCGCCATAGGCCCAGTTGAGAACTATTGCTGGCTGTGTGTCAGATAGGAAGCGTGTGAGTTCAGTATCGTTTTCCATCATAAATGTAATCTTGCCAGTAACTTCTAGTGGCCCCAAAAATACCTGGTATGGGTTCTGTGTAGAAG